ATCAGCCCAGAACGAATCTAAAGTTATAGCGTTACCAGTTTCACCTGCTCCTGCAAAGTTACCGTTTATGCTAAACGCTTGATTAGTACCATCCTCTGTAATTGTGATGATGTCTTGGTCGTCAGCGGCGGTTGATTTTATCGTTAAAACGCCAAGGCTAGTTGAGGTTCCGATTGAGACATCGCCGTTTGCATCAATGCGCATGCGTTCTGTAGCGCTCGTGCCAAACCGAAGATCCCCTGCTGATCTTTCCCAGATATAGCCGTCATTGGCGTATTGAAACACCTCCAGTCCATCTGATGCTGTTGCTCCTGATGTCGGGTCTGTCAAGTGTAATGATGCGCCACTCCCTGAACCATGTATATGTAGAGTTTTGGTGTAGTTTCCACTAGGCGAATCTATGCCAATCCCGACGTTGCCGTTGTTGTCAATACGGAGGCGTTCTCCCCTATTGGAGCCTGTAATAGTGCCGGTATAAAAAGCCAGCCCGTAAGCCGCGCCTGTCGCGCTTTCAGTAACAGAAACAATTTCACCAGTAATTCCGTCAGCGTAAGTGCCAGTGTAAGAACCGTCACTTGTAATAAAGCTAAGTGCGCCAGCTTTTTCGCCTGTAGTAAGACCGCCATCTGTACCGCCTATACTTAATACTGGGCTAGAACCTCCAGTGACTAGAGATGCTGGCGAACTCGTCCCAATCCCGACGTTGCCTGATGAATCTATGACTACATCGGTAGTAGAGCCGTTAGTACCAAGCCTCATGCTGTTATCAGCGTGGTTATAGTTTATGTTTCCTGCGTAAGCCGCACTGCCGGAGGTACCATCAGCGAAGTAAATAACTCCGTAATTTGCTGTACCACTGTTAATCGTGATGCCCTCTGTACCTGCACCAGAGCCTACAACTAAATTGTTTGCATTAGCGGCAAAGTCACTTGGACTCGTAGTACCAATCCCCAGCGACTCTGCCGAAGCGTCCCAGAAGAACTTCGCAGTCGTGCCAGTGTCTTCGTAGAAGCTGATGTCTCCGCCAGTGCCTACCTCAAAGTGCTTTGTTCCACCAAGAGCAACTCTAAATGCTTCTGCCGCATCCACTTGATTTGCATCAACATCAATCTGGAAATAACCGAAGTTGTAATCCATCTCAACTCGTGAGCTTGAATTATCAGTGTCAGTCAATTTAATAAGTGGCAGTGTTCCTGAAATAGATACATCACCATCAACAGTCAAACCATCAGCAGTCACAGTACCCGTTACGTCTACGTTGCCACTTGGATTCAACCCAATTTCAATAACAGTACCACCAGTGTCTAGGTCAGTTGTGTACAAACGTCCGTTAGTTAAGTCTACGGCAAGCTCCCCAGCTACTAAGTCGGAGTCCGTTGGGGCACCTGTGCCATTTTTAGTTACAATCGTTGTAGCCATTGTTTAAGTTCCTCTTTAGTAAGTGCCGCCTGAAAGCGTACCTGTTGTCATATTGTCTGCGTTTAGAGTTGAGTCTGATTGTAATGCTGAGTCAGCTAAAGTGCCTTGTGCTGACGTAGCTGCGTCTGTGATACCGTAGCCAGCTAATGTAGTCGGAGTACTTGTCAAGTCTGCAAAAGCTACCGACTGCAGTGCTGAGTCAGCTAAAGTACCTTGAGCAGCAGTAGCGTAGTCCGTAGAAGCAGTAGTAGCCGCTGTCCCTAAGCCTAATGTGCCTCTAGCAGTAGCTGCGTCATCGTCGTCAATTAGTGTTAGACCATAAGCTGAAACAGCAGAGGCTGCTAGTGCTGCATCAGCAGTCGAACCTTGTGCGGCAGTGGCGTAGTCCGTAGAAGCCGTAGTTGCTGCCGTACCTAAGCCTAGTGTTGTTCTTGCTGTTGCTGCGTCTGCATCATCAATTAAAGACGCACCGTAAGCTGACACTGAAGACGAAGCGACTGCATCAGTGATACCGTAGCCAGCTAATGTAGTCGGTGTAGCACTAATCTCAGCAAAGGTTAAACCGGAGCCTGAGTCAATCCATGTTGCTCCGTCGTACACCCTCATGACGTCTGTTGTTGAATTATAGTACAACGCACCAGTGACTAAAGCGTCACCGTCATTGTCCAAAGTTGGATCAGAAGTCTTGGAACCTAAGTACCTATCATCGAATGAGTCTAGGGCTGCTGCTGCTGAAGCTGCGCTGCTTGCTGCTGCCGTTGCGCTTGCGCCAGCATTAGTTTCGCTCGTAGACGCCGCTGTTGCACTGTTAGATGCGTTGGTAGCGTAGGTTGAAGCGTCGGTAGCTGAGTTAGCAGAATTGTTTGCGTATGTCTGTGAATTGTCTCTAGCAGTTTCTGCAGCACTTTGAGCAGTCTCTGCTGCAGCTTTAGCAGTCTCAGCATCTGTTTTTGCAGTTTGTGCTTTTGCATTGTAGTGTAGTGCAGAGTATCCAGTTGTAATTGTGTCTGCCAGTGTGTACTGGGTGTCTTCTGCTGTTACTGCTAACTTCGACGCGTCAGCAGCACTGTCAGAGGCTTCAGACGCTTTTGTAGTTGCAGTAGAAGCAGAGCTAGAAGCTGCTGAAGCTTGACTTACTGAAGTGTCTCTAGCAGCTTCAGAAGCAGCTTGTGCTGTCTCTGCAGCGCCTTGGGCAACAACTGCAGCATCTTTGGCTACAACTGAAGCGTCCTTAGCTACAACAGAAGCGTCCTTAGCTACAACTGAAGCGTCTCTTGCGGCTTCAGAGGCAGTAGCTGAGTTAGCAGCGTCTGTGGCTGAATTAGCAGCCTCGTTTGCTTTAGTTGAAGCAGTTGCAGCGTCGATGCCAACTTGAGACGCTACAGCGTCCGTAGTTGCGTCACCAGTACCTCCAGTACCTCTAAAGATACCCATAGACTGCTCCAACTAAAGAAAACAAAAAAGACAAAAGAAAAAAACTAGGGGCCTCAGAAGAGACCCCCAGTGTGCGTTCGTTACTCAGCAACTGCGAGAACGAAACCAGCTTCAGGACGATACACCTGAACACCGTACAGGCAATCAGCCGTGTACAGAGTTGACAAGTATTCCTGCTTGTACTGGGTTTGTGAACGTACTGACTGCTGCTCTGCAAGAACGATAGCGTCCTTGTGGAACAAGAGTGCTGCACGAGTGTCGATAGATGACGCAGTGTTGTCTGCTGCAGCTTCGATAGTAGCGCAGTTAGCAGAAACGTAGACGTCAACACCGTACAAGTTACCAATAAGACCTGAGTTTACAGTACTGCCTGAAACAAAGTCAGAAGACACGTAACGGTCAATACCCATGATCGTGTTACGAACAGAAGGTGGGATAATAAGTACTCTACTTTCCATAGGTACGTTATTGTCGTCTAACTTCTGAATCATGTTACGGAAGAAGGCATCAGTAAACACGTCACTTGCGTCCATTGTGTCGTCAGTGTACTGAGTCGTAGTTCCAGCGTCGTTGAAGAAACAACCAGTGTGCTGGTAGTCAGTAGGAGCTACTGAACCAGAGAACACAACTGCGCCACCGTCGCCAAAACCAGTACCACAAGAGTGGAGGTCAGTGTCGATCTTAGTAGCCAGAGCGTAGCCAGCGTCTTCAGTGTAGAACTGTCGTAAGCTGTTTAAAGCTTGTACTTCAACGATGTCCTCAATGAGTCGTGAGTACTCAAAATGACGGTCGATGTCAACAGTCAATTCGCCTTCGGTGTTGGCAATGATAGTAACTGCAGTGTCAGCAGCCTTAGCATTTGCGTCGCCACGTACAGGCTTAGGGATGTGAAGCTTGTCGCCCTTCTTGCCACTCATAGCGAGCTTCTTGACAAGAGGTGCCATCTTCAGGTTCTTTTGGTAAGCAGCGATAATCTCGTCACTCCAGATTTCTGGAATAAACGTATTTGCAGCAGTTTTATTTACAATCGAACCGCCGCCAACGGTTCCGGGATAAGTTTCGATAGCCATTAGTCTTAATCTCCTTTAGATTATTTGACTCGACCCTCGCTATAAGCTCTTAAGATTTCCTCAGATAAAGCTTGGTAACGCTCAGGGTCTGTTCTCATTAGTTTAATAATGTCGGCCCTACGATACACTTTCCTACGACTCCCTTCAGCACTGCCTCGTGTGTTACCTGTATTAGCTGCCTTGATTTGCTGCTTACGTGCTTGCTTTTCAACTTGCACTGTCTGCTGTGCTACTGCCTTACGCTCCTTCCAGAGTGAAAACAGTTCGTCAGCAGCTTCCGCATCGTATCGCTGGTCAGCGTCTACAAACAACTTCGTCCTGATCTTTGAAGCTTGTATCCACTCAGCAAACTTAGGGTCCTTAAGGATCTCCTGCATGTCTGGGTGCTTGTTATTAAGCGTTGCCAGAGATGATTGTTTTTTGTACTGAGCAGAGTACTCTTGAGCTTCTCTGATCTTAGGATGATTCTCAATAGCACGATTAACTGCTGCTTGAGGGTCTGTAAAGTAATCTATATCGTCTTCAGGCTCAACGTATTGTTGAGGTGCTGTTGGCTGCGTCTGACTAGAAATATAGTCATCTACAACCCTACGAAGTTCTCCTACTTCAGAGGACTGACGACCTAAAAGCTTCTCAGCTTCTTGGTGCATCTGTACTACTTCTTCTAAGGACTTGCCTTGGTACTTCTCTGGTACTGTAGGTTCTTCTACTTGAGGTTGCTCAACTTCGTGTTGAATCTCTTGTTCTTCGTTTTCTATGGTTTCTTCTGCATTTGCCTCTTCAGGTTGCAAATCAACCATCGTCGCTTTAGACATAATTAAACTCCGTGAACTTAGTCATTATGGAGATGAGTTTGGTCTACCTGCTTTTTCGTGTTCTTTTATCCACTTCATGTGTCTACCGGGGAAGTCCCCAGTGTGTCCATCAAGTATAAAAGCCGGGGCAGATAGCATTTTTGTAGCACTAGCACCACACTTGCACCTACTTATTTTGGTGCTAGAGTCTACGAACTGTTCATATACGTGTCCGTTGTCACAACGAAAGTCGTATACTTTAATCATCTACTTCTTCTTCCTCTTCTGCTTGGTCTCTAGCTGCTTCAATAGTTCCCTGTAAGTTAATTACGGAAGCTAAAGCTGCAACTTGGCCCTTCCTAAAGAAGAAGTCTTCAGTATCTTTAACTGTCTGAATGTCAGCTAAAGTTACTGCATTATTGGAAAGCTCTTGAATGAGTTGTTTGAAACCTTCGGAATTGAAGAGTTCGTTGTAGTTGTTAAAGTAAGTTTCAAGCTCAGGCTTCATAAGTTTCCTTTAGTTTATACTACAGTTATAGTATAGCATATTTTTAGTTAAAAGTCAAGTGTTATTTAGTAGCCTTTTTTCATAGGCTTTTTCTTCTTTTTAGCTGCTTTCTTAGCTGCTGCTTTCCCTTCTTTTGTGTAAGGGTACTTCACTCCTCCGACTTTAGGCATCACTTTTTCCTCTTTTTGGTTGTTTTGGCTGCTTGTTTGAAAGCTTTTGCGGTGGGTGCACCTTTGGAACCCGGTTTACGCATCTTCTCCCCACTACCTGCGGCAATACGTTTGCGTTTAGCGTGGATATTCTCATATAGACCTGCCACTACCACTTCTCCTTGTTTGCCCAGTACGCTGCTGACATTTTACCTTTTGCAATATTCTTTGCATGACGAGCTTTAAATGACTTGCGTCTGGCTTTTTCTTTCTCAGACTTAGGGGCTTTACCCGCACCACTGACTCCCTGCTGTCCAAACCTAATAGTCTTA